CCCATGTCCTCGTAGGCAGACAGGGGCCCCGTCCAGAGGATGTAGTCCTCCTGGGCCAGTCCCGTGGTCAGGGTCACCTCCGCCTTTAAGGTCCCCGCCGCGTCCAGGGTGCAGACGGTCTCCAGCACCTCCGCCCAGACGGTCAGGGTGTCCGAGTCCCCGTGGTCTCCCAGATAGGTCTTGACCCCGGGGATCTTGTAGACAAACCGCTTTTCCTGCCGGGAGAACAGGATCTCATAGCTGGCGCTCCGGTCCACGCTGTCCGCGGAGAGATCCCGATAGCTCTCGCTGTCCGCGGAGAAGTCCCCGTAGCTGTTGAGGGTGCCCTGGACCGTCAGCCCACCGGTGCGGAGGGCCGCCAGTACCGCCCGGGACTGATCTGCTCCCAGGCTCCAGCCGCCCCGCCAGACCCGGTCCTGGCTGCCGATCTTGGTGTACTCCATCAGCATCCCCAGGGGCAGCACATACCTGGGCGCCGCGGCCCCGTAGGCGTCCGCCCCGTCGCTGCCGTCCTCGCCGCTGCTGCCGTCCCGTCCGTAGACGCCGGAGGCCCGTCCGATGTCCGCCAGCTCGTCGGCCAGGGTCCGCTGGACCTCCCCCAGATCCACCGAGACATATTTCTCCCGAAGCACGTCCCAGGTTGTTTTCACCGCCTGCTCCACCGTGGTTCCCGCCTCCGGGTGCCAAACCGCCACGCTGTCCATGGGCCGGATGGGCTGGGGGGTCTCCCCGTCGGCGTAGCTGGAGGCGTTGGTCACCGTGTCCTCCAGCATCTCCGGATGCCCCAGCAGGTAGTCCCAGGCCAGAGTCTCCAGCACCTGGTCGGAGATTTCCACACCGTTTTCCGCCGCGTAGGCTGCCGCCTCCCGGGTTTTGTCCAGGATCAGCGTCCGCTGCCGGGGATCGTTGGTCTCCGGGGTCTGCCCCCAGTATCTGAGGAGATTCCCCGCCGCGTCCTCTGTTTGGTAGTAGCAGAGGACCCGGGTGTACCGGTCTGTGCCGTCCCGGCTCCGGCGCAGGTCCGTCATGTTGGCCCCGTAGGCCACCGCCGCCCCGTTCTCCGCGGCATAGCCTCCCCTGTATGTGATGGGTTCCTGGATCATCAGGCAGTACCCGTCCTCGGTCAGGAGCCCCGCCCCGTCCCCGTCGCAGAGGGCAATCCCCGGCTCCGTCCGGTCCGTGCCCCCGGGGAAGATCCGCAGGGTCACCTGCCGCCGGTCAAACCAGATGGTCCCCCCGTAGGTGTCCCGGATGGTCTCCAGGACATCCCAGATGGATACCGGTTTGTCGATCTCCAGGTCTCCGTATACGTCCTCCCCGCTGGCCGGATGCTCCCAGGCAAATGTAAAACCCGGGTCCGAGCCGTCCAGGGTCCGGATGTTTTCCATGGCCTCCCGGGCTGTCCCTGCGGTGAAGGGCGCCGCCGGAATCCCGGAGAGCCGGTTTGCGATATGCCGGGCATAGATCACCTGGTTTCCCAAACCGTCCAGGGTGATCCGGTAGATCTCAAAGGGCTGTGGCGGCTCCGCCAGAAATGGCAGCGCCAGGATCTGCTGCCGGAGCTTTAGCCGCTCGGGGTCGTCCTTGTCCCAGGGGATCTCCAGCTCCAGCTCGTAGCGCATGGCCTCCGGCTCGTAGGTCACCTGGCAGCTGGTGGCCCCCGGGAGCCTGCCCAGGCCCTCGGAGGTGTAGAGGACCTCGTCGCTGCCGTACAGGATCGGGATCATCCTACCACCTCCACCAGTTGGGCGTGACCTCCACGGCCTTGCAGCCGGTGCCCAGGGTCAGAGTGTTGGTCCCGGGCCGGAGCTTGGGAAAGTCGTAGGAGATCTCCCCCTCCCGAGTGATGGACACATAGGCCCCGCAGGCCGCCCCGGTGCCGCCGCCGGTGCAGATCCCCGCCTCGCAGTCCACCAGCACGCTCTCGTAGGGGGCGCCGCTGACGGTGATCTCCGCCCCGTCGATGGTCACGTGGGCCGGAAGACTGCTGTCCGTGGGCCAGATCCTTATTTTCGGCAGCGCCGTGGTCCGGTAGGGGTTCTGGATCACCCGGGTGCCCCCGTAGCTCACGTCCGCCCCGGTGGGTACATAGATCACACCGCTGCTCCGGAGCAGGTATTTTGGTTCCTCCCCGGAGGTGAGGAACCGCTGGGGCAGGCAGCGGAAGGAGATCTCAAAGTTTGCCGCCCGCCGCCCCATGGAGGCCTTGGGGCTAAAGGCCCCGTCCCAGACTCCCATCCGGTATTCCCCCGGGAAGATGCTGTCCTGGATCCGCCGGTAGCCCGGCCGGGAGCCCAGGATGTCCCGGATCTCCCGGAGCTGCTCCTCCGCCCCCGTGGAGATGCTGCACTGATAGGTCAGGGTGATGTTGGGCACCGTGCCGCCCACCGTCCTGTCCTGGCTGCTGACGTAGGTGCCGTCCAGCAGCGCGTCCCCGGTCCTGCCGGGCCGGGCCGCAAAGCTCTGGCTCCGCTTGGCAATCTCCAGGGCCTCCCGGTTGGAGACCCGGACCCCGTAGGCGGAGAGATCCACCCCGTCAAAAATGATTGTGTCGGCCATTTACAGCGCCACCCTCCTTCTGAAGTCGTCCCAGATCTGCTGGGAGATGTCCCGGGCCAGGGTCTTTTCGTCCATGCCCTCCGCGGCGTAGACGTTGAACTGGGGGCTGTAGGTCACCGCCCCGCCCAGGCCCGCCGCCGGAACCTCCCCAGCGCTGCCCGGGACCCAGCTGTCCAGGGCCGTGTCCTGCATGCGGCTGACCGCCTGCTGCAGGGGCAGCAGGTTCCCGGCGATGCCCTCGGCGATGCCCGGGGGAATCCACCGGCCGATCTCGTCCCGGAACAGCCTGGAAGGAGATCCAACTTCGTATGCCCCCTTTGCGTCGTCCAGGCTCTCCTCCTTCAGCCCCAGGATGGCCTGCCGGACGGCCTCCCGGTTTGCCGTGATGCCCCGTGCGATGCCCTCGTCGATCCAGCTGCCCACGTCCTCCCAGCCCTCGGTCTCCAGGGCGGCCTCCTGTGCAGCTCCCAGCGCCTCCACGGCTGCGGTGGCCACCTGATCGGCGTTCTCGGAGAGCCCTGCGGCCATCTCGCCGGCTCCGGTCTCTCCGGCGGTATGGAAGCCCTGGTAATCCGTAAAGGCCCCCAGGGCCCCGTCAAAGGCCTCCTCCGCGCTCTCGGAAAGGAGCGCCTCCCCGCCGGCAAAGCCGTTGTAGGCGGAGATCATGCCCTCCTCCACGGCCCGCCGGAAGATGGGAGCGAACCGCTGCAGGTTCCCCTCCACGTCGTCCATCATCTCGGAGACCTGCTCCGCGCCCTGGACGCCCATGTCGTACATGTACCGGGCGAACAGCACCGCCGCCTCGTCCCCGCTGTCGGCTGCCGCCTGCATAAGGACGGCAATGTTGTCGTTCCAGTCCTCGTAGGCGTCCACGTTGCCGGTCATGTTGTCGGCCATCTCGTCCAGGGTCATACCCAGGGAGGTGTCCAGCCGCTGGAAGCTGTTGACCACCGTGTCCACGGACCCCTCCACGGTTTTGGCCCAGTCCGCGGCCTCCACCCCGGAGTCGATCAGGAACCGGGCCAGCTGCGCGTCCGTGACGCCCGCGTCCTCCGCGATCCGCACCAGAGCACCGTCCGCCTGGTAGAGCTCGCTGACCGTGGCCGCCATGTTCAGCTGATCCAGGGCCTCGTAGGCCCGCATTCTGGCCTCCGGGTCCCCCAGATCCCCGGCGCTCTGCCACTGGGTATAGAGGTCGTCGTAGGCTTTCCGGAGGTCCGTGCCCCGTTTCAGGGCCTCCAGCGCCCCGGTCTCCACGTTGGCCAGGGTCTCGCCGGCCTCCAGGGCCGCCTGGTCCAGGGTGTCCATGGCCCCCGCAAGGTCCTCTGTGCCGCCTGCGGCCTCCGCTGCCTGCCGGTGGTATTCCTCGGTCATCTCCCCCAGTTCGTCCACGGAGACGTTCAGCAGCGACGCCGCCTTCTCCGCCGGCACCAGCCCGCTCTCCACCAGCTCGATCATCTGCAGCTCATAGAGCTGCACGGAGCTGGAGGCGTCCGCCAGCTGCCGTTCCAGCACGCTCACGTCGTCGGAGGCCTCCAGGAACACGTCCCCGGTGTCCTCCACGGCAATGTCCAGCGCGTCGATGTAGTCAAAAGCCTCCTGGGGAACCTCGAAGCTCACCTGCTCCCCGGTCAGGTCGTAGACCTTTTGCTCCAGGTCGTCCAGGGCCCCGGTCAGGGCCGCAATGCCCTCCTCGGTGCTCGTGTCGTAGACCTGGATGTCCAGGTTGTCCTGGAGGGTCTCCGCCGCCCGGGCCAGGGCCTCCATGGCGGAGCCCATGCCCTCCTCCTGGACCTTTGCGGCCCCCTCCAGATGTTCTTTTGCCGCCGCCCGCTCTCCGGTGAGCCGGGCCTCCTCTGCCAGAGCCTCCTGGTATTTGCCGGAGCCCCGCTCCAGCTCCTGGTAGAGGTCCGCCGCCGCGTCCCGCTGCTCCTTCTCCGCGGTGATCTGTTCCCGGAGCACGGCCAGGTCCAGGGCCGCGCCGTACTCCCCCTGGGCGATGGCCGCGTTGCCGGTGGCCTCGGCCAGAAGCCCCAGCACCTGGGTCCGCTCCGCCTCGATCCGGCTCAGGTCCTCCTCGGTGATGCCGGTCTCCTGGGCCTTTTCCTCCAGGGCCCGGTACTGCTCGATGAGATCCAGCACGCCCCGGGAGCCGGTGACCCGGTCCTGGGCCTCGGTGATCCGGTCCACGCTCCGCTCCACCTGCCGGGCCGGGTCTGTCATCTGCTCCAGCAGGGTGTAGGGGGAGGTGATGATCCGGCCGATCACCGGCAGGATGTTCTCCGCCGCCGTCAGGGCGCTCTGTCCCAGGTTGTCCACCAGCCCGGTGAGATCCGCGTCCTCCCCGGCGATCCCGGCGAACAGATCTCCCAGAGCCGCCTTGGTCATATTGATGCTGCCGGAGATGGTCTCCTGGGCCTCCCTGGCGGTGGTGCCGGTGATGCCCATCTCCGTCTGCACCCGGTGGATGGCGTCCACCATGTCGGCGAAGTCCCCCAGGGTGTATTCCACGGCCTCCCCGTTGGCTGCCGCCAGCTTCTCCGCGTCGTCCAGCAGCCGCTGCATCTCGCTCTGGGTGCCGCCGTAGCCCAGCTTCAAGTTGTCCAACATGGTGTAGTTTAGCTTTGCAAAGCCCTGGTAGGCGTTCTGGATGCTCTCCATGGAGGTGCCCATCTTGTTGGCGTTGTCGGACATATCCCGGAGGGCCATGTCCGCCTTGTCCGCGGCCTTCTCCGTGTCGCCCCCCAGGCTCTGGATCAGGGAGGCCGAGAAGCCGGTGACCGTCTCCATGTAGTCGTTGGCGCTGAGCCCGGTGGTTTTGAAGGCCTCCTCCGCGTAGCCCTCCACCTTCCCGGCGGAGGTTTTGAACAGGGTCTCCACGCCGCCGGTGAGCTGCTCGAAGTCCGCGTATCTGCTCAGGCTCTCCTGGATGCCTGCGCCGATGGCCCGGGCCACGTCCACGCCCACCTTGGCCAGGCCGGCGCCCAGAGCCGCCTTTTTGAAAAAAGAGGCGAAGTCCGTGCCTGCGGTGGTGCCCGCGGCCTGAACCTCGCCTCCCATGGCCCGCTGGATCCCCGAGGAGATCCCCTGGGCCGACGGGATGATCTGTACATATGCCTTTGCCAGTTCCGTGGCCATGGCCTCACGCTCCCTCGTATCGTTTCTCTGTCATTCGGCCTTCCCTGCCAGCCTCCCCCACATCTCCAGAAAATCCTCGCCGGAATCGAAGCTCCGGACCTCCGAGGGCTCCTTCTCCCGAAGACTCTCCAGCAGCAGCTTCGGCCGGTTCCTGCCCTTTTTCCCGTCTCTGGAGAGCATCCAGATCAGGTACCGGGTATAGTCCGCCGTGGCCGCCAGCAGGGTCTCCGACAGGGTGAGCTTTCCCCCGGTGAGCCGCCGGACGCACCGGCTGGAGGACGGCAGCCCCGCGGCGAGGACCGCCGCCGTCTCCAGCGGCAGCCCCCGCCAGGCCAGGACCCCGTAGGTCTCCGCCATGTCGCAGATCAGCGCGTCCTCCCCCTCCGAGAGCATCCCGGCGAGGAGCATCAGTTTTTTAGGCTGTTCCTGGCCCGGAAGATCTCCAGCAGCGCCTTGTGGACCTCCAGGGTCCTGACGCGGCCGTCCTCCCCCCGGAGGTGCTCCAGCAGAGCGGCCTTCTGTTTTTCTCCCAGCACCAGGTTCAGGGCCGCCGGCAGGGCCGTCTGGTCCCCCTGATCCAGCCGGATCAGCAGCTCCAGCAGCTCATAGTCGCCCCCCAGGTCCTCCCGGATCTCGCAGGAGAATCCGGATTCCGTCTCAATTTTAATCAACGCGATCCCTCCATGTCCTTGTGCTTTGGTTTGGCAGTCTCAGCGCCGGATTACGACGCCTTGATGTATTCGTAGTGTGTGTTGTCGTTGGCGTCCGCCTGGGCGGTGATGGTGATCCCGTAGCCCACGGACTCGGTGGAGACGTACTTGATCTCCTCCGTCTCGGAGATCCGCCCGATGGGGATCACGATCCGCTTCAGGGCGTTGTCCTTGAGAATCATGTCGATCACATAGACGTGGTCCTCCAGCTCCTTGGCGCCCACGTTGATGGTGATGCCGGTGTCCAGGGTGCCGGAGACGTTGGTGTCGCCGTAGACCGTCTTCAGCACCGCCACGTTCATGGATTCCATCAATTTCATCTGGAAGTTGTCCGTCCGGGAGGTCTGCAGGGTGTTGACGGTGGCGCCGCCCCACTCCTTCTCCTCGTCGGACTCCATGGTGTTGGCGTTGGTGACGCCGTCCTCGCTGACAAAGCCCAGGTTCTCAAAGGCCTCCGCCAGGGTGGCGTCGGCGGTGGTGGGCAGGGTGGTGCCCAGAGGCGCCCGAAAAATCGCGCCGCCGGCCTTGGGCTTGCCGGCGGTGACCAGGGATGCGTTGTTGCCGCTTGCCATATATGCTCTCCTCCTAGTAGTGATAGATGTCGTAGACCGCCTGATAGCGGTGTCGTTTGGTGTCCGTGTCCGGGTAGGGGTAGTCGGAGTTCAGCCGGACCCCGGCGATCTCCCCCAGTTCGGTCAGGCCCTCCGCCGCGGCCTTGGCCTGCTCGTTGAGCCGGGAGGCCTCGTAGAGGCTGGGCCCGTAGCTCTGCAGGGCGAAGGCAGCGGTGAGGAGCCCGTCGGCGCTGCCGGAGCCGGTCTTCTGGATGACCAGGATCCGCGCCGGGGGATCCGGCGGCAGCTCCAGCTTCACCGGCACCGGGGCCAGCGCCTCCGCAAGGTAATCTCTTACGGTTTTCTCGATCATGCGCTCACCCCTTCAGTGCCTTCAGGATGGTGTTGTTCCGGGCATTCTCCGCCCGGGCCTCCCTTGTGTCCGCGGAAATCTCCGCGTTGACGCGGTTTTTCCCCACCATGGAGGAGACCGAGTAGCCCTCCCCCAGCCGGCGCAGGGCCCCGTTGGCATGGTCCAGGCAGATCTGCTCCATCTCCGGTGACCGGAGCAGCTGCCGGACCCCCTCCCGGTTCAGTTCGATGCGGATTTTGCTACTCACAGCGCTCCACCAGCACCTTTCTGTTCCAGGGCCCGGGAATCAGGTGATCGATCCCCTGGGTGGGGTAGCCGATCACCCGGAACCGCTCCCCGAAGAACTCCACGGTTTTGTCCTTCCAGTCGTGGCCGTCCTCCTTGGGGATGGCCAGCATGTAGACGGCCTTTTTCCCCTGGAGGGCCGCCGCCTCCAGCACCTCCTGTCCCCCCTGCTGGGCCGGGGATACCAGGACGTTTGCAATATCCGTGGGGATCAGCTCGCAGATGTCCCCGCCGAAGGGGTCCTGTCCGGTGACCGCGGGCTCATAGAGCCGGACCGTGAGCCCCGTAATATGCTGGAATGTCATAGGGCTCCATCACCCCCATCCTCTGCCGCCGGAGGCCCAGGGCCTTCATGTCGTTTTTCAGGATGGCCCCGGAGATGCCACCGCCGGGAATGGCATAGGTGCCGCTCCAGACGTAGCCCAGGGCGCTCTGGCTCTCCTGGGTCATGGGTTCCCCCTGGGTCTCCTGCCGGAGGATCCTGGCGATGATCCCGGCGGTGACGTTTTTCAGCACGGACCCATAGCAGGGATCCTCCTCCGCCATGGCGTCAAGATCCGCCCCGCAGGCCCGTCCCCGGACCCGCAGCTCGTCGGAGATCAGCGGCAGCAGCACCTCCGCCCTGGCCGTCTCCTCCTGCGTCATGGGCCGCCACATGGACGTGAGCTCCTGGATACTGAGAAAGGGCGTCCGCTCCTCCTCTGCCATGGTCTCACCTCATTTCTTCTTGTCCGCAGCCGGGGCCTTGGGCTTCCTGGGGGCGGGAGCAGGCTTGACCTCCTCCCAGTCCCCGCCGGAGACCTTCCCCCGGACGTCGATCACAACGCCGGTGCGCTTGTTCCGGTACCGCATCAGGCGCTCTTGATCAGGGCGAAGGCCGTAGGCTCCAGCACCGCCCAGCCCAGGTAGGCCTCAAAGCGGAGATAGATCTGGTTGTGGCCCTTCAGGTCGCCCAGGGTGGCGTCGTTGTCGGGATTGCCGTAGGGGATGATCTCCATGGAGATGTCCCTGGCGTAGCCCCAGCGGAAGCCCTCGTCGAAGTCTCCCACCACGCCCAGCAGCTTGTTGGCAGCCACCGCAGAGACGTTGGAGCTGATGCCCACAGGCAGGCCGTTGATGCTGCCGGGAGCGTTGCCCCAGGCCAGCTCCGGGAACATCTTCGCGCCGCCGGAGGTGGTCATCTGGCTGAGGGCTGCCCGCAGGGCGGGGGCCATGGCCAGGCCGGTGGGATCGTAGTCCTGAGCCTGCACCAGGGCGATGCCGCTCTCCACCAGGTCGTCGGCGGTGGTGCCGGCGGACTCGGTGACAGTCTGGTTCACCGCGCCGCTGAAGTTGTTGGTGCCGATGATGGTGGAGGCCGTGGCGGTCCGGGGGTTGATGCCGTGGATGGCCATCAGGTCCAGGCCCTTGGCCAGCTTCCGGGAGAAGCCCTCCACCGCCGGGGCCAGGAAGTCGATCCGGGCCTCCTCCGAAGCGAACATGAACTCGTCGGAGATCCGGATGCCGTATTCAACCTTCAGGGGATTGATGGTCCGGGTTCCCACGGTGGCGCCGCCCACGCCCTTGGCGCCGTTCTCGGCCACAATGTCGATCTCCTTGTCCAGGGAGAAGGTGAACTCCTTGTTGCCGCTGAAGGCCACAGGCTGTGCCTGGCACAGCTGGGCGATGACGCTCTTGCCCTTGGTCTGCAGGAACACCTGATTGCTCAGCTGCTGGGGGAACAGGGCGCTGCCCCCGGAAGTGGTGGAAAGTACAGTTGCCATAGTTTAAATTCCTCCTGTTGTCAGATTGAGATTGGAGACCACGGTCCGCAGCATGTCCCGGGTATCGTTTCCGCCGCCCTCTGCCGGCTCCGCCGAGCGTCCCGGCTGCAGGGGCCTTTCCGTCCTGGCCGCGAACATGCCCTTGAGGTTCTCCGCGTCATTCCGGAGCTCCTCCTCGGTGCTGCCCACCAGCCGGCCCGCCGCCTCATAGGGGAGACCTGCTGCCAGCGCCACCCGCGTTTTTACCGAGGCGCTCTCGTATGCGGCGATGGTCTGGTCTCTCTGGGCGATGGTTTCCCTCTGCTGTTTCAGGTCGCTCTGCAGCTGCCCGATCTGCTCCTCGTAGCCGCTGCGGATGCCCTGCAGGTCCTCCGGCGAGGTCCAGCCCTCGTAGCGGGTCTGGAGCGTGTTCCGCTCCCGCTTGAGCCGGGCCGCGATGGCCTGATCGAACTGCTCCTGGGTCTCGATTGGTGTGAATTTTGTTTCTTCTGCCATTGGTTTGTCCTCCCATTTGACCGGTGGTATCCGGATATAAAAAAGCGCCTGTGTCTCCACAAGCGCGTTTTTCTGTTTTTGTGGGATCTCCCCACATTGTCATTGCGAGCCGTCCCAATGATGTCATTGCGAACCAGTGACCGACGTCACTGGTGTGGCAATCTCAGCCTCGGATCATCCGCCGGCCTTCCCCTAGTAACTGATCCTCTGCCGCCGTTTCTCCCTGGCCTCGCTGCAGGCCCAGGCCGCCAGGATCACGCTGTCCAGCAGGCAGATGTCCTGCCCGTCCTTCAGGGACTTGTAGCCAAATCCCCCGCCGGTGCCGATGGCCCGCTTTTCGCAGTTGGCAACGGTCTCCGTCAGAGACGGCTGCCCCATGTGCCGGAGGGTCCCGGCGCTGAGCATCTGCTCAAAGGCGGCGTTGGCGGTGATGATCTCCTTCACCGTGGGCAGCACCGGCTTTTTCAGGCTCCGCGCCTTCATGGCCTCCGCCAGCAGGTTCTGGGCCCCTGCCCCGTCCACCACCGTGGCCGCGGGCCGCAACTTCTCCAGCAGGTCCAGGATCCAGTCGTTTCCCGCCCGGATGGGCCGGACGTCCAGCCCCTCCACCAGGATGTTCCCGTCCCCGGTCTTCACCGCCAGGCTCATGGCCGCGTTGGTGCCGTCCTTGCCGTACTTGACGCCAACAAACAGGGGCCCGGTGAGCTCCGGCAGCGTCTGGAGCTTCAGGGCCTCCCACTCCCCCCGGGAGATGGCGGACTGGAGGCTGTAGCGGAACCAGTAGCCCAGCCGTTGGATCACGAAGTCCAGGGGGTCCTTGTCCCCGTCCCACTCCGCCCGGATCTTCCGCTCGTCCAGGTGGTAGCCCATGGAGGGATTCACCTGGTACCAGATCTCCGGGTCCGTCAGATCCTTCGGCTGCTGTTCCACGCTCCACTCCGCCCAGCCGGTGGCGTACCGGCCCCCCGCCAGGGTGCCTTCCCGCATCTTCTGGAAGACCGTCCCCGCGGAGACCAGGGTGGGGGGTGTGCCGCAGAAGACCGTCTGCGGATTTTTCGAGTCCGTCACCGTGTAGATGAGGGCGGTCTCCTGCTCCGTGGTGTACTCCTGGGCCTCGTCGATCACCAGGAGGTCAAAGCCTTCGCCCAGGCCTCCGGAGGCCGTCCGGGTCCGGAATACGATGGAGCCCCCGCCGGTGACCTCGATGGTCTCCAGCCCGTGCTGCTTGTTGGTCCGGAAGCTCTTTTCCGGGGGAACGAAGTCCCGCCTTGCCCGGCCCAGCTCGATGTACCCCGCCTTGGTCAGGATGTCGCACAGCCGTTTCCAGGCTGCCGTGGAGGTGGTGGTCCTGTGGGCGGTGTGGCAGATTTTCTCCCCGTTTTTGAGGCCCCACATCTCCCGCATGACAATGACCTCGTTTTTCCCGTTCCGTCGAGGCACGCTGTAGCCGAATTTCTGGTGGACCCAGAGGCCGTCCCGGTCCACCGCCATGATGTCGTAGCACAGCAGCTCCTGCCAGGGGATGGCAGTCCTGCCGCTCCCGTTGTAAAGGGCCACAGCCTCCGGCCCCAAAGTGTCCGTGTAGGGTAATACCACCGATGCCGTGGGAGTCTGGCGTCCGAATCGTGTCTCGGCCATAACTCCCTCCTGCTGTTTATCTGCTCCCCCGGGTCAGGCGGTTGGCTGCCCGCCGGTGGCTGACCTGGTCCCGCTCCATCATGCTGCGGATCAGCTGCTCCCGCCTGGCCGTCAGCAGCCTTGTCTCCCTGGCCTCCATGGCCTGCTCGATGGCCCGGGCCTCCTCCCACGTCTTTGGCTGGAGGCTCCCCAGCTCCCGGGCGTCCATGGCGTTTTGGGTCTCAGCGCTGTACCATCTCTTGGAGTGGCTGTCCTGCATGAGCCGTCCGGCGGTGTAGGTCACCCGGCAGTTGCAGTTGTTGTGCCGGAGGAAGATGTCCCTGGGGTGCTCCCCGTAGACGTAGGTCCCCGCCAGGGCGTCGCACCAGGGGCAGCAGCTGCCGTCGGTGGTCCTGGTGATGGTGGCCTCCATCCCCGCCCGCTCCGCAAAGGCCGCGTTGGCCGCCACAAAGTCGTCCAGATAGCTCATGGTGATGTTGCGCACCGCCTGATCGATCAGGATGTGGGCCTCCTCCAGGGTCTCCCGGTCCGCTGCCGCGCTGGCCACCGCCCGGATCCGTTCCTCCGGCCAGGCCGCCTGCACCGGCTGCAGCTCCAGGCCCGCCTCCCGGTATTTCCGCCCCTGGACCTCCACGGCCCAGCTGTTGGAGATCCGGTAGCCCTCCTGCAGCGCCGGGGTGATGGTCCGGCTGGCGATGTTGTAGTACAGTTTCCCCTCCGGCAGCGTCTCCCAGGTCAGGACGCTCTGGAGGGAGCCGGAGAGGATCTTCCCCAGCTGCTCCTGGGCGTCCGCCAGGGAGGAGAACTCTGCCGTGCCCTTCCGGATGGCGGCCTCCGTCCGCCGGATCACCCGGTCCTCTCCCAGCCCGTAGGCGATCCGCCGCCGGATGGTCTCCAGCAGCTCCGGCACCAGGTCCGTTCCGCTGGTGCGGGATCCTCCCCGGGACCGCGCCCGTGTCTCCGCCATGTCAGCGCTCTCCCGTTCCGGCGGCAGTCTCTTCCGGGCCGGCGGCAGCTTCTCCCGCTCCCGCGCCGGGCTCCACACCGGTCATATTCCGGAGGCTCTGGGCGTCGAAAAATCCCGGCACCGCCTGGTTCAATTTGATGGCCCCGTCTCCGATGGAAGAAAGGCCCGCTGCGTCCGGCTCGAAAACCGGCTCCCACCGGGGCACGATGTCCCGGATCACCAGCCGCCGGTAGGGGTAGCCGTCCCGGAGGCAGGCCGCCAGATACCCGGCGTTCAGGAAGCCCGCCCCGAAGCACCTTTGGGCCTTCCTGGCGCTGATCCGGAGGTTTTCGTGGGCCGCCTTGATGGCCTCCGAGGAGGAGGGGTTCTCCGTGGCGAAGCCCAGGTCGTCCAGGGTCAGCCCCGTCTCTCCGGCGAACAGCGCCGCGAACATCCGGAGCTGGGAGAGGTGCGGCTCCATGGTCTGCTGCTGGAACTGCCCCAGCTTGGGGCTGTCCCCGTCCTCGTCCTTGGTGAAGGCCATCATGCTGGACATGCTTGCCTTCCACTTCTCCAGCCCGTCGGCGTCCGGGCTGAGGCCCGTGACGTACTTCTGCGGGAAGGCGTAGAACTCCGCGGAGATCTCCGAGCGCTTCACCGTCCGGAGGGCCGAGGCCATGATGTCCATGCAGGCCCGGGAAATCCGGCTGTGGCCGAAGGGCCTGGTTGCGTCCGGCCGGTAGACCAGGGGCACCAGCAGCGGATAGGGCGCCGGGTTGGGATAGATCTCCACGGTGCCGTCCCCCGCCCGGTGGATCTCCGTCTGGTCCGGGGTGAAATAGGCCTCCACGGTGGCCTTCCCGGCCTTGTCCCGCTCCAGCACCGCATAGCCCTCCGTGAGCAGCCAGGTGTCCAGGTCCATGATCCCCGTGGCGTTCCCCCCGTCGATCACCTGGATCCTGGGGTATCCGTCCTCCCCGGGGTAGATGTAGAGAAAGTCGCAGCTGGAGATCAGCGCCCCCAGAATCCCCGCGTCGTAGAGCAGGTCCGGGTTGTTGGCCCCGAAGATCTCCCCCAGTCCCAGCAGATCCGTGTCCCGGTCAAAGCCCCGGAAGATCAGCCGGTCGGCCAGAGTGTCCACCGCCTTGGCGCACCAGCCCAGGGTCCCCATGAAATACTGCAGGGACGGCGGCGTGGAGATCCCGAAGTCCCGGACCACCTGCTTCATCTCGTAAAATTTGTACCGTTCCAGCACCCGCGTCCTCCGCCGCTCCAGCTTCCTCTGCAGGTACTCCATACCCTTGTAGCTCACTAACCTCACCTCTCTGCGAAAAATCCTCCCA